TAGAAATCACTGGCTTTTCGATGTACTCCTGTTCTGCCCACTCTTTCATTTCATTTTTACAATTACAACGTGCAAATAAACATTCACTGCAAGCAGTACCACTACACCGTACTACACGTTCGCCTTCTTTGGTTACTGCAATAGCATCTCCACTACAAGCAATCTCCATAATCTCTTTTGCAAATTTTTCTTTGTTTTTCATCTCTTACCTCTCCTTTGTTTATTTTATTAATTTCATACTATAACAAGTCTCCCATTAATGTAATAGTTATACATTCATCTTGTTTCTCTGTAGAAACATTTTTTATTTCCGTGTTGATAAATCTTGAATCCCATTTCTTCCAATAATCCACTGAACCTAATCTTTCAAATGTTGCACCACTTAAATATACTTTCACTTTTACAAGTTCCATGTTTGACATTATGTTTAATAAATCTATTAATTTCATTGTTCTCCTCCTATTTGTTTTAGAAATAAATATATATATCACAATCATATGCTGTTATCTTGTCTATTTTGTTTATGTCATAACTTTTAAGTTCTTTAACTGTCATATCTTCCGCACTGTGTTCAGTTCTATCACCTGAATCAACGATAACAATGTTTTCATAATTACCTCCAAACAACTTTTTAATTAATTCCATTAAATCATTAATTACCATGTTTGTTCCATCTCCTTTACTTATTCTTCACAATCAATTGTTTACTTCTTTAACTGTATTTATTATAACATCTTTGTTACACCATGTCAACACAATTATGACATTCTTTTTAAGACTTCTTCTTTAATAATAGAATATGTTTCTCTCTTTGATTCTTCCATTTCAAAAAAGTTTTGTTTTGTGTATCTGATTAGATATTCAAGTAACTCTTCATTTTTCATATTCTTTGCTGTTTCAATCTTTTCTAATTTTGTCATTGTTCTTTCTCCTTCACATTTGTTTTTGTTTGTTATCTCTTAACTTGTCTTTATTATACTATACTTTTATAAGTATGTCAATAGCTTTTATAACATTTTCTTTAAATCTTCTAATGTCATATTATCATTAACAAGAACATAATTACTGTCATATACTTCATATAAGTTTTGTTCTGTTCCAAAATATCCATCAAACTGATTGCATACCATATATCCCTTGTTTTCTAACTCTTTAATAATATTCATTTTTTGTTTGCTCCTTCCTTAACTGTGTTCCCTTGTTCTTTATGTTTATATTATATCACAACAAAACAAAAAGTCAATAGTTTATTTATAATTTATTATATAAAAATAAGCACCCTGTAATAGAGTGCCTAAATCCCTTTTATTGGTATTTTTATAATAGGGTTATAATCAATATATTTCCTGTTCTTCTTGCTTCTTCCTTTGTTTGATGTGTCCAACCTCACTATGTTACTCCCCCATTTCTTTTGTAACATTTCAAACTGTTGCTTTTCTCTTTCCATATTCCTATATTGTGCACATCCACCTTTTTGTTCTGACTGCCTGCATATGTAGTGATATCCATTTAACCTTAACACACCTCTATACTTGTTACAATTCTGTATGAACATATCATAGTCTTCTTTCAATGGTAATGCTTCATCATATCTGCACTCCATACCTTTTAAGAACACACCAAATGGACCAAGTACAACACTATTTGTGCTAAACGGTGAATACTGTCTAAATGACATTGTATCACTATTTATATTCACACCCCACATTTTATATCCCCATTCATTACATAATAACGAATATCTATAGATAAAATCTAATAACTCTGTATGTTTTACTTTTACTTTTTCATATGCATATGTTTTATCCTCAGACATTTCAAAATGTTCTATTGCTTTTAAATCATCATCGACAATACAAACAATATCTGCCCCATTCGCAAACTCTGTATCAAGAATATAGTTCCTTACTCTGCTCACATTTCCCTGTATTCCTTTTGGGCACTTCACAATGTTTTCTTTATGTTTTGAATTAAACTCTAAATAACTTTCATATTCTTCTGGTGCTACATATACTTTACAAAAAGGAATATACTTTAATGTTTCTACAAAATATCTTTTATAACTAGGACAAGCTACAACTATTCCTTTTCCTTTATAATTCATTAGCTTTCATCCTTTCCATTGCTTCTATTCCATCTATAACTCTTCCTACTCCTGCTCTCATTCCAAAGCTTTTCTTGTTTCCATTCTTTTTAGTTGGATAAGCCTTTGTTTTCTTGATGCCTAACAATCCCATTGCATTTATCCAATCTATCTTGTTATCGAACTTTAACACTATATAATTGTTTTCTTCATTCAATATCTCTGTAAAAGGAACATCTGGTTCAACATCTAACATTTCATCCGCAACCTGTTCTAATGTAAAACCAAACATATCCATACTTAAATCTGTTAATGTTTCGAGTTCCTCATTTAACAATGGCATATCCCATTCACTTTCATTTAGTTTGTTATCTACTAGCCTGTATGCTTTTATTTGTTCTTCTGTGAGTTCTTCTAAACAAACTGTTGGTACTTGTTTTAATCCTGCTTTCTTTGCTCCTAAGATTCTACCATGCCCTGCTACTACTTCATTGTTCTTATCTATTA